CAAGCCATAAAACCACATTATACACAGATTGGAGCAACAGGTTAACCGCTTTTGGTCTACCTAATCCATTTATCAAGGCTAAGGAGGTATCGGATTTCAGAATAGGGTCGAATAAATACGTGTTTCTGGGGTGTGATAATCCAGACAAGTTCGAGGGTGCAAGTTGTGATATTGCGTATTTTAATGAACTACTAGACCAACCTAATAAGGTATGGGATGCAATCGAACAACGTTGTAATGAGTTTGTAATAGGTGACTACAACCCTAAATTCACAGTACATTGGGTATATGATAAGTTATTAAAGCGTCCAGACTGTGCTTATTTGCACTCTACATTCTCAGATAATCCATTTATTCCTTACCCACAGTTAAAGAAAATCAAAAGCTATGAACCAACTGAGGCTAATATTCAAGCAGGTACGGCAGACGATTACAACTGGAATGTTTACGGGCTTGGTGTTCGATGCGCTCAAGCAGGTGTTATATTTAAGAATGTGAATTGGATAAGTGCCGATGAAATGCCAAGCGATGCAAATTATAATTATGGCTTAGATTTCGGCTTTACAAACGATCCAACTTGCTTAGTTAAGGTCTGTGTAATCGGGAATAATCTATACGCTCAGAAACTAATATACAAATCTACTGAAGAAGTCAACACGCTAATAAGCTACTTAGAGGCGTTAAAGATTACAAGCAATGACTTAATGATTGCAGATAGTTCTGATGTTGGTGGTACGTCTCCAAATGGTTTTATAGGTGATTTACGTATGTCTGGATATACTCTAATCGAAGCCAAGAAACCGAAAGGTAGTATTATTGAGGGTATCACTAAGATCAAGAAGTATAAAGTTCATTTAGTTAGAGATATTCATGTTGAGCAAGAACAGCAGAATTATACATGGGCTACGATTAACGACATACCGACAAATAAACCTATTGATAAATTTAATCACTTCTGGGACGCGCTAAGATATGCAGTTCAATGTTATTCCGAGCCAATGCACGTATCTTAGATTTTGTAGTGTCGATTATTATGTTTATATTTGTGCTTAGATTGTCGCATGTGTAATTAAGTGGTCACGCTAAATTAACTGAAGGTGGTAAGCTGGAGACACAACCTTATAAAAAACTCGGTGTCTAGTATGCGACTATCTATTTTATTAACTAAAATTATATTATTATGAAATGTGCAAAATGTAAAGACAAGGGCGTAATAACAATAACAGGTCACAGGGTTATTATTGTAGTTGGCTATTGTGAGTGTGCTATGGGCGTAGCAAAACAGGGATTGAATAATGCTACATATAGAGGACAATCAATTGAACAAAAGACAGAACGTGTACTAAATAAAGGAATTAACCTAAATGTAGATATTCCTAAGATGGCACTAGATTTAATCAGCACATGGAGGCAGCACGAAAAAGATGGTCAAGATGTTGCTGATATTATGCAAAAGCCAACCACCAATCAGAAGTTAAGGAAACGGATTAAGGAGTTGGCGGGAAAGTTGTCTAATTCCAACAAGTGGGACATTAAGATGAAATCATACTACAAGACTGCTTGCGCTGACAATAATAAGTCCCTCAATGAAATAGCAAGGTTGGATGGCGAGTTGCTTAAAAAAGATAATGAAATTGAAAGTTTAGTTAATAGGTTAATGAGATTAGAGAAGTTTGTAGAAAAACAAATGAGTGATTCTAGTAACGCATTAAGAAAGTCAAGCTGTCGAGAATAGTATAAATTAACACATACAACACGATCAAGACTCTTAATTGAGTCTTTTTTTTGCTAAATTCTCAAATACATGACAAATATCATTGTTTATGTTAATAAATTTATTATTGAATATCCAATTATTTTGTTATATTTGCACAAAAATGCAACAGAATGGCGGTAAAGTTAGAAATTGGTAGGTTTAAATTCGGGATATCTGACAAAAAGAGTGAGAAAAATTACACTCCTACCCCAGTCGAAACGCCTATAAGTTTAGATGCTGGATCCATGGGTCTAGATATTACACTTCAAAATGCACTCGCATTATGGAAAAATCCACAATCGGCAATAATTTGGTCGCATAGTAATATACCGGAAGTGTTCGCGCCTGTTAGTTGGGTAATCGAAGCATCTGCACGTATTCCTTGGGTTCATGAAAGATTAGTCGCAGGTGATAAGTGGGAGTCAGTTAAGAATAGCGAGGCATTAAGACTATTAGCTAATCCAAATCAACATCAAACTAATCAAAACTACATTACATCTACACTACTAAACACTATATTGACAGGTGAATTATTTATAAATCCATTCAGAGGCATAGGGTCAAGGCAACCTGACTCATTATATGTGTTTCAATCCGATTCAATTACACCTAAATATACAGACGCAACAAACGGGGACTTCAGGGCAGTACATATAAAAGAATACACATCTAATTTTATAACCATACAGCCAGAAGATATGGTATATAGGAAGCAATCAAACATACTAGAGGACCCAACAAAGAGGGGCGTTTCAGTTCTTACCTCACTAGCTAATACAACCAAATCACTACAAGCAACATCCGAAGCGTCAATAGTATTAAAAGAGTCTAGGGGTGCAATGGGATTACTATCCGCAACAGATGCAAATGCAGGAGTATTGCCAGAGGATATGGATAAGGCAACAAATGCGCTAAATACAAAAGGTGGTATAACTGGTAACAAAAAGCCTATTATTGGAGTAAACAAGCCAATTACATACCAGCAAATTTCAATGGATGTTCAGGCTTTAGGATTAACAGAATCGCAATTAGTTGATTTAAGAAACGTTTGTGGAGTACTAAAGATAGCTAGTGAATTAGTAGGAGATAAAAGAGCTTCAACATACAATAATTTAAAGATAATTAAATCCTCACTATTAACAGATGCAGCTATCCCGCTAATTCAATTCGTTGTTGAGGCTCACAATGATGTATTTAAGTTTGATACAACAAAAGAGCGTTTAAGGGCTGATTATTCAGGCGAAGAGGCATTACAAGGGGATAGAAAAATAAATACAGACATATCATTAGCTTATTATAATGCTGGGTTAATAGAAGGAGACGAGGCGCTAGAAGACGATGGAAGAGCTGCAAGTGGTAAGGGATTGAAGCCTGTGGAAGTAAAAGAAACTAATACACAGACATAATGAAAACAACTAAAGAGAAAATCAAAGAAATCAAGACACTAAACGATACTAAGCAAAAACTAGTTAACGATAAAACGACCATAAAGAAATGATATATTGCAAAGAGTTAGATAAGAATTTCGAAAGCAAAACAGAGCTTTTTAAGGCACTAAGAGAAGCTAAAGAAACTATTATTGCATCAAAGAAAGCGGTTGTATATAATTGCAAATCAGAAGACAATAAGGGTGGTATTCCTGTTAAAATAATCGACGCTCAGAAATTACAGGCGCAATGCAAGGGCTTGGACATTGACGACGATTATTATTATATTGCCGTTAATACTACTTTAATTTTAGACCATCATGAAGACTTGCACGTTAACGGGATTTGGAACAAATCGGCAAAAGACCAACAGAAGAAAGTTTATCTATTATGGGATCATGAATTAAAAGGAACAATGACTATTGTCAGAAAGGAGCATATCGAAATGTTCGTTGCTAATATTTCATGGTCGCTACTTGGCAGGACATACGCAGGAGAAACAGAAGCGTTGATTTATAAGTTTAGAAAAGACAAGGTAATTGATGAGCGCGCGAAAGAATGGCTAGATAGCGGAGATGAGATACAAGCGTCTGTAAGGATGAGATATATTACAATTCTTTTTGCGTTAAATAGCGATGAGCGAGAAGATAAGGAATTTAAGAAAAATTACAATAAATACATAGGCTTAATTGCCAATAAGGATGATTTTAAGGAGATATTATATTTTTGGGCGGTATTAGAAGCCGCGAATGTTTATGAAAGTAGCTTGGTGCCATTTGGCAGTAATTCAGTAACGGGCCAAGTAAAGATAAGTGAGCCGCCATTAGGCACTCCAAATAAAGAAGAGCCGTTGCAAAACACTCTTACAGTAGAAGAATTTAGAGAATTAGTTAAAGGAAATTTATTTAAAAATTAGTAAAATGGAATTAACAAAAGAAGTTGTAATTGAAATCATACAGACTGAAAAGCAGAATATGCTTGCAGGTATGACTTCAAAGACAGAGTTTGAAACAAAAATGGAAGCGTTAAAGGTTGACGTAGACAAGGCCCAAAAGGAGGCAATTGATAAGGCTATTGCAGATGCAGACAAGGCATTGCAAGACCAAATCAAAGAGATTGGGATTGAATTGAAATTGCAAAAAGAGGCTAACGGTAAGAACAAGGCCGCAAAGTCAATGTTTGATACTATCGAAGAGCATAAGGAGTTTTTCGAGGCTCAAGGTAAATCAGGCGGTAACGTACCAAATACAACTATTGCACTAAAAGCATTAAGTGCTTCAAGCCTATCGGGTGCAAGCGGTAATCGTTCAGATCTAGACATAAACGAGGTAGCTAAAAACTCGCCTTTCATTATGGCTTTATTGAGAAACAGAGTTACGATGCCAGCTAATAACGAAGGTTATTATGTTTATTATGAGCAAGTACTTAACACAAACAACACCGATACGGTTGCCGAAGCTACTGCTGTTGCGTCTAACAACGTTTACACATGGATTAAGAAATCAATTCAGAGTTCAGAAGTTAAGTCGAAGACTGTTATCAATACACGTCAATTGCTTGATACTAAATTTTTAACAGACACAGTAAATAATCTCATGCGTGAGGA